AACTATTTGTGGAGCAGCTACAGTAGTAACTATAACGTCTTGAGGGGAATCTTGAGTTATAACTATGTTAGACATTAGGTTGTCACCGCTGGTGATACATAAACGATTCCCTGAAGCAGCCTAGTGGCTATTCCAGCAGGAGATGTCAAAAGGATGTCCCAAACAGCCTGCCTAAATGTAAAGCCGCCTGTGGCGCTTGCAGGGATGGTTAAAGCAATAGTTCCGGCAGTTCCGCCTAAAACAATATCGCCATTAGCCGTACTGGCTTCAAATAATACAGTTGAAGAATTTGTATTCTGTTTAATTTGCAAGTCTGCCGTATAGCCGGTCACATCAACAGGCAAAGCATTAGATGGTGGGCAGCTACACGAAGAAGAACAACAGCAAGAAGACCCAGCAAGCCAAGTAAAAGTTACTTGATATGTCGCGTACTGATTAATCAGTAAATTGAATTGACCTGCTGTTGATGGAATTGACATGACATATCCTTAACAATGCCAAGCACGGAGGCTTTTGTTGATTCTACTATCAGGATCATGAGCCGTCTTGGCTCCCGTCATCTTTTTTTTCATCCCCATCATCCGCGAGCAAAAATTGTCATGGCGAGCGCCATGAGGCTGAGGGCGTTTCAAATTCATGCCCTCAGCGCGAGCGGAGGCTCGACCTTTTTCGTTCAAGCCTCCGTTAGGATTTTTGCCTTCTTTTCTCTGCCAAGCTGGTGTTTTAGCCATTAGAGTGTTCCATCATTTTTGATTAACAAGCCGCCAGCAAAGATGCTGCCGACAATCGGTCCGCCAGTGCTGGTCTTCATCTGATACTGAATATCAGTTCCAGCAGGATGAGCGACAGGAGCGGTATAAGGCACGTTGAAAATTTGAACGAATGGAGATTGAGACAGAACTGTTGTATTGCCATTTCCATTAACAGGATATCCATTAATGTTGTCGGTGTAAGGCAAGTTGAACTTGTTATATTCAACAAAAGTCATGTAGGAACCAGAAGTGAATCCAATGCTTGCGTTGCCTTGAATATAGGACAAGTAGAAAGTATAGCCATTGGGTACGGTGTAAATGGACATCTGAGTCTGGCCAATACCAGCATTAATCTGCGCGTACAAAGTACTGCTAATTTTTGCAGTAATGTTGCCAGCATTAATACCGTTGGTGATGTACAGACCGTTAATTCTGAAGTAGGAATTAACCGAAGTGACCGTGCCAGATCCATTCAAAGTCGCATATTCAGAAAGCAAATTGAAATTTGCATCTAAACCCTGAATTTGCACAATTAAACCTGCATCAGTCGCGCCAGAAGCGCTTAATAAAACGATTTGGCCAGCCGAACTTGGGTATGTGTAAGCACCGCCTGACTGCGTCAGACCTTCCCATGCTGGGCCTAAAGCGGTATTAGCAAACTGAGTGCTATACCCAAAAACTTCTACTGGAATATGGCCGGTGATTTGACCACGGCCTACTTGTAATTCAAATGGCTCATAACGGCCATTACGAGTAATTGAATCTTGTACTACGCCTGAAGATGTAATGGTTGCCATAATGGCCTCTGTTGATTAATTTAAGGAAAACGGGGGCACTAACGCCCCCGTCTATTTCGCGCACCTAAACGGGGAATTGGATTTTATTCCATTTCCATGTCAAGTTTGCGGCCTTTCGGCGCAGTGCCATGACGGGCGCTCGTAAACGGATTTGCATCCGAAGAAGCGCGACCGCCAGATTTACGGGGCTTGCGACCAGCGTGGTGCATGGCTTTTTCGCCATGAACCTTGCCGACATGCTTCACAACACCGCTGTGGTGATGCTTAACATGACCGCCATGTTTACGCTTGGCGCGACCGCCGTGCTTACGCTCTTCCGCTTCCGCATCAATTTTAGCGGCGTTGGCGCGAGCTTCTGGCTTCGTTTTGAGATCCATTTCGGCCTCATTCACTCCGCCAGTGTTACGGTGCTTACGACCGTGGTGCATTTTGTGACCTTTCACTTACCTTCTCCTAAATTAGGTGTATTGGCCGTTAGTAAAGCCGTTATAGCCCTGCAAATAAGCAATAACCAGAATTGCAGAACCAGTACCGCCAGCGCTTGACTGAACCCAAATTTGAACGTCTTGCGTGTTGCTTACGTTATTCCAGTTTGCAATCAGGCTGGTGACAGGGACAACGTATTGTCCTTGAACCAAGCTGGCATTAGGAATAGCCGAAGCAAGTTGGTTGGCAGCAGAAGTCGTGCCGATACTTAACGTACCAGACGCGCTCCAAGCGGCCGTGATGTTCAAATAAATGTCAGTAATCAAGCTCTGGGCTGGAATCACAATTGAAGTTGCTGCTGCAGTCGCAGACTCAGAAATGACAGCGCCTTGTGCCATTTGCACAAAGCCGACATTCTGTGTACCGCTGCTGCCGCCGACACCAGCAAGATTGCCAGTGCCGTCACTATTGAGGACGTTTCCTGCCAATAACGGACCTGTAAAAACTGTCGATGACATTTTTGTCTCCTTAGTTAGGCCCCCATTTCTGGGGGCCAGTCCGTATTACGAGGTTGGGAACGAGCCGTAGATCGAACGCCAGTTGTAGTAGCCGAAGCTGTAACGCTCGTAGCCCTTGACCAACAGGTTGTCGGTAACAAAGTCTACTTGCATATCAGTTTCAAACTTCACACGCTCCATGTATGACAAACCATCAATGTTCGTCAACAAGAACCAAGCGTACGCTGAGGTTAAGAAGTCGTTGACCATATAACCTTCAGGCAAGCCCCCGGCGGTGCTAAGCAAAGCGTTCACGTCATTATCTGCCGTACCAGGACGCAATTCGGTCTTCGTCAAGCGAATTGCAACTGGTTCCAATTGCGGCGGAACAACGAGTTTACGACCACGAGCAAACACTTTCAGGCCAGCTTGATCACGGAAGTTCGTACGGATTGCAATCATTGCATTCAGTAACGTGGCTTCGTTCAAGTCAACTTGAGTGGACGGGGTGTTCGCAACAGTGCCACCATCAATCGGGTGAGATGCACTGCAAAGAGAAACGCCGTCACCGCCAACCGCCGAGTTATAGGTGGTAGCAGTGTTCAAGATGTTCGCGCCGTAGATTTCTTTGGTTTGTTGGAATGATTCAATCAAACCTAAGTTAGACGGATGGAACTGGGTCTTGTACAGGTTGTCGTCAATCGCTTTACGAGTGATCGCGTAGCCGAGAGCAATTTCTTGGTGCTCTTGGTTGTACACGAAGCGCTCGCCAGCGCCGTTGTCAAACTGAGTTTGACCGCCTTCAGTCTTCAACTGGGCCAGACCCAAATAACGCATTTCAGCAGTGCGCTCTAACGCTAATTTGGAATCATGTTTCGTGAAGATTTTGTCGTACTGAGATGGGATCATCTCGTACTTGCCTTCTACACCGCGCAATCCGGGTAACAGAAGGTCTTTAATCGAACTAAGATTAACAGCCATTTCTAGTTACTCCTTAAGCAGCAGCCGTTACAACTTTCGTTTCTACGTTGTTAAATGCAACGATAGCGTAGTTGTATTGACCAGTTAATGCGGTGTTAGAACCAACGGGGAAAGTCAGGGACACAACTCGGAACGGCAGGGTAGAAGTACTACCAACCGAAGTCGCGTCAATGTAAGCGCCCGAAATGCCGCTAGCGGTGTTGCCAGTGCCGTAAGCGAATTGGATCAATTGACCAATCATCGCTTGAGTAATTCCAGAGCCGCCCGAAGACTGCACTAAGAATTGAGCGTTGGGGTCATTGACCAGATAAGCTTCAACAGTGTTGCCAGAGGCAACGTCAGAGCCAATCCACCAGTTCGACCATACGGTACGTTTTTGGGAAACAGAAAGGTACTTACATCCCACGAAGATACCAGCGAGAACGCCAGTGCCAGGACCAGGACCGGTGGTAACACCAGCCACAGAACCGTCACTTAAACGGAACACAGGATCGCCGTAGAAGATGTTAGCTGTATTGTAAGCAACGGGTGCAACGACTTGTTCATAAGTCGGGGCAGAACCCGTTCCTCGATTTTGACTAAAACCGAAAGGCGCAAATGTATTGGCCACGGTATATCTCCTATTACGGAAGCCATCATCGCGCACCGGGGCGATTAAGACCGATTTAAAAAATACCCTGCCGCCGAGGAGGGGTTGCGCGAACTTTTACATGTATTTTCAACGCTGTCAATACTTTTTAAAAAGGGGGAGAGTCAAGCTCTCCCCAATCGGGGGTATTTATTTCCTTACTCAGGAATCGGCATCGCCTCATAGGACTTGCTGATCTTGACCAATGAAGTACCGTCAGACTTGGTTCGTCCAAAGTGTCCTTGCTCGGCCGAATTCAACTGCGCTTCTTTTTGACGCACTTGTAATCGAGCCTTGCGAAGATCATGAGCCTGAACTTCTTTGGTGATTTCTAGGGGTCGTTCCATCAGAACCATGCCCTTTCTTTCAATCAAAGAGCCCTTCCATCCCATTGGCATCATCTCAGGATGGCGATCAGCAGGGATCGCCTCCCAACCTTGCTTGGCCAAGGCCACTTGGTAGGACGGATCTTCTTGACCTAAGACGGTTCTGCGCTTCCATTCATACGACCATCCGTCTGGGATGATGTCTTGAGGAATAAAGAACTCATCAAGTCCCTCATCCAGAGTACCTAAGTGGTTACGCAGCTCGGCAGCTCGTCTTGCTGCGCGAGTTTTAGGGCTTTCCTCTCGTAAAGTAGGGCGCATATCGCCTCGCTTGGTTTCAACGATGCTTGGCGGCTCAACAGGGGCTTCTTTTTCAACCAAATCTACCTGTTCTGGCTGCGAAAACGCATTTTTCAAAGGATTTCGCTTCTCTCGGCTACGCTTTGGCGCATTAGTAGTATCGTTCATAAATTCTCCTTAGTTAAGACGGCCTTCGCGTTGTAGCGCGAGCTTGTTTTTGGCATATTCCTGCTCAGTCATACCCATGTTTCGTGCCATTTCACGCTCATCAGAGGTTAATTTCACGACATTGCTACGATTAGAGCTGTCTCCACGAGAAACAGGGGCTACAGGCGGAGCTGTACGCTTCTGAGTGACCTTGGCGGCCGTTTCAGTAGGGTCTTCCGCTTGTCTTGCCTCTGTTTGAGGCCTAATTTTGAGAATTTGCTCAATTGACTCAAAATATTCATCAGAATCAGGCGCAATTCCATCAGCAACAGCCAATTGGTGCGCTGCAATCATCTTTTGGAACTTGCTATTGTCACGCGCAAACTGCGGATTGCGGCGAATCCAGTCAGCAGAGCGTGGCGAGAGCTGAGAAGCAAGCGCTTCTACAGGGTCAGAATGCGCTGGCTGCTTCTGAGGAGTCGTTTTTGGCTGGCTTTCCATAGCAACTTTGCCCTGCTCAAGCTGCAGAAGCTTGGCGGCATTGGTTGACATGCTGTTTTGAATCTCAGCAGCCCGTGAATAGTCGTTCATGGACATGGCTTCAGCGTACTGATTCTGCAAAATTGAGTTATTTTGCTTAACAGTCTCAATTGCGTTATTAACTAACTGCAAATTGCTGTCTTGAACTTCGTTTTTAGCCGCAGCTTCGCGCTGAGACATTTCACGAGCGTGCTTTTCAGCATTTAATCGAGCTTGTCGCTCTTGTTCAAGCTGATTTTTGAGCTTGGAAATAGCTTCTGCGGTCTCTTGAGATGCTTGTTTTGCAGTGTTTTCAGCCTCTTCAGCCTTTACAACCTTAACATCATCAGCCTTCTTTTCAGGTTGATCATCTTCAATCTTGATTTCAATTTGTTCGGGTTCTTTTGACATAAAAATTCCTTACCAGACTTGATCTGGATGTGCGATACGGCCACGAATATTGGTGTCATCAATCATTCGGCATAGCACACCGTTAACGGTAATGCTCCAACCGTCAGATGGACGGAACACAACCCAGTCACCAATTTTGATATTCACGCCTTTAAACCATGTTCCGCTGCTATCTTCTAGCGCGTCAGGCCCCATTTTGACTACCAGACCAACCTTAGACTGAATTCGGTCTTCCTTGCGGTTCTGATCTGGAATTAAAATACCGCTTTTGGTCTTTTCTGGACGAGTATAGACCACGCATAAAAGCTGGTTGTGGTAAATATCCATGTCTGAAATATCACCAAGCTGCTTTAACAGCTCTTTTTTAGGGTCAACATCATGCTGCATTACCATATGATGCATAAAAACTCCTTACTTTTTGCTTAAAATAGACTGAACTTCATTGTTTAATTCAACAATTTTGCGTAAGCCTTGGATTTGGCCAACAATATTC